TCATGCTCCTACTTTATTAAAGTGGTCAGGTATGGGCTGCTTTGCTAACTTGGATTTTAATGGTTGGACACCTAGTTCGACTTATAAAGAATATAACGTTATATATTCGGGAATAAATCAAAATAAATTAGATAATTTTTACTATTGCACTGGAGATCATACTTCCACTGAAGCCAATAGTCCTACAGGAACAAATTCAATGTGGAGTCAAAAATTCTTTTTTGAACCAGACATCGGGACACAAAATAATGTAGTTATAAAAGCAGATGTTCTTGAGTATAAAAATTCATTTAAACAAAGGATAAAAACAAATGACAACATCTCTACTTTTGATATCAGTTATACTTTTAGTAATATTTCTGATTCCCAAACCAAAAGCATGATTCACTTTTTAGAAAACAAAGGTGGTTACAGAAGATTTGAACACCAAATACCTTCTGTTTACAACAGACCAAAAGTTTACTATTGTCCGAAATGGACGCACACTTGGAACTATGTCAATTCTAATACATTGACCGTGGATTTTGTAGAAGACCCTTTGGGTGTAATTCCAACAGGAACATAAAATGAGTAGAGGAGTATCAATAAAAAGCCCAAACGCTGCTGTATTTGTACAAAACGGACCATCTTTTTCTGAATTGAATTTAGATGTTGTTTTGTATAAACTGGTTCAGAATTTTAGTTATTCCGTTAGTTTTCCTAGACAAGAATTAAAACAATTAGGCACTCAAGATTTATCTCTAAAAGAGATGACACAACAGCCTGATGTGCAGTTGAATTTCACTTATATACCAGAACTTTCTTTTGGAAATGAAAATCATGGCAACTTTAAAAGTGCTGCATTAGGAACTTCAACATATCGAAATATGTTTTCAGGTGTTTCTGAAAGAGCGACAAACTTTTATGTAGTTAACACTCCTGAAACTGGGAATATTGATGCTTTTGATTCTATTAAATTTAACGAAGATCCTTTCGATTTAACAGGATTTGATTGTATGGCTTTCGGTAATTGTTTTCCTCTTTCTTATAGTTTTTCTTATGGGATAGGAACATTGCCTTCTGTGTCTACTAGTTATATTTGTTCTAATATGGTTTTCGAGCACTTGACAGGAACTTCTATGGAAATGCCCTCTATTAATTTAACTGGAGGAAATAACGATAATGTCGGAAGGTCTTTATTTCAAATTGATCCGCAAACAAACAGCGATAGAAATCCCCCGATAATTAATCCTACAGATCCTCAAAGCAGCGTTACTTTGCAAAATTTGCAAGTAGGAGGACAACGCTTATCTGGTATACATTTTATACAAGCTGTAGATATGCAAGTCTCACTGCCTAGAGTTTCATCATATGGATTAGGTAATGATTTTGCTTATAACAGAAAAGCTCAATTCCCAGCTCAAGGAACTTTTTCAGTTTCTTCTTTAGTCTCGGGATTTGATGAGGGTTTTGTAACAGGCGTTTTAAGCGATGACAGAAAATATGACTTTGAGTTAGTATTGGCTTCTGGAGACAAAAAAATGATATATGAAATCCAAGAAGCTAAACTGGACTCTTATAATTATGGAATGCCCATAAACGATAAAATGACTTTTGACGCAAGTTTTAGTTTCACAGTCACAGAAGAGAAAGGGTTAAGGTTTAGCGGAAGCACTTATTAATCGTAATCGATTTTAATATTTTTGCTTTCGTAACCTTTTTCTTTAATTCTGTTCGGATGTTCTGCGCCTTTACGTTCCTTTTTGTAATTATCGTAGAACTTTTCCTTTACTGGATCTAAGCCCCCAGATTTTTCTGCTCTCTTCGCACTCAATTCAGCAGACAGGTCCATCATATCGCCTATAGTGCCTTTTTTGTTGTGAGTAGCGTCAATGTATTGTTGATTATTAAAAGGGTCTATAGAGCTATCTATGGATGCGTGGGGGACGGTCCAAACCCTCCCCCACTCTACACCAAATTCGTCTATATATATGTGTTCATCATTCATCCTTTGAAACACCTCGCGGTGTTCATCTGTATCAGGATGTTTATAAACATATAAAGACATTATTTTATATCTATTTTTTTTGCCTTCGCAATTGCCTTTTTAGGTAGAGTTATTTTTAAAAGACCATTCTTCAATAAAGCAGAGATGTGGTCCTCTGCCACTAAATCATATAAGAACAACTGGTATGATTTTTGTCTTTCTTCAGTTTTAGCATCTACCGTTAGGATATTATCTGTTACTTTAATATCTATGTCTTTCTTACAGAATCCAGCTAATTCGAACTCTGCCGCATAGACATCTCCCGAGTCTTTAACTGGGTGAGTTTTAGTAGTTTTGCTAATATCGTTAAGAATGTTGTTAATTAATGTATTCATAGTTATTTATTTAACATTTATTATGCCATTCTATTCTTCCCCAAAAACAAGGGATAAAATAGCTTCAGTAGTTTTCTTATACGTCATATTGTCCCCCATTTTGACACCCTCTGTGTTAACCTGTCCTACTTTAGATTCAGCTTTTTCCATAGCGGAGACAGCTTCATCTTCAGACCATGTATAAAAAACACCATTGTTGAAATCATTTTGTTTAGTAAAAAATACTCCGTCTTCACACGGTGTTGTTCCAGATGATTCAATCAAGATTGAGTTTTCTTCAGTAGCCCAATCTTTGTGAGATGTTTCATTTAAAACCACACTCCACTTACCTAAACAAGTAGCATTGAAAGCTGGTATGTTCCAACCTTCTCCTCCAGATAAACCTGTGAGGTCAATATCTATAGCATTTAAAAACTCATTTACTTCAGAATTCTTAGCTAATCTTGGAATGATGTTTAGATTGTTGTAGTTTACCCCTTGTGTGACATCATTCCAAACTCCTTGCATTTGTTCTTGATTCAAAAAGGGATTGTTTACACAACAGGAAAGTTGATACTTGGGATCGTTACCATACTTTTTTAACCAAGTTTGTATAATTTTTTTAGTATGTTTTCTGTTCTCATATTTACCCATGAGACCAAAATGTATGACATCTTTTAGATATTCTCTCCCAGTGATATGAAAATCTTCATCAAAACCAAGAGGGATAAATTTAGTATTTGCAAGACCTTTGTCTTTAAAAAGATTTTCAGCATATTTAGAAGAAAAGATAATAGTGTCTTGAAGACCAGCTATCTTGATTTCTAATTCTGTAGGTTCGCTACATTCATAAAATGAAAACAAATGTTGATCTTTAGTCTTTCTGTTTTCAGAACCATTTAAATGCCATAATTTAAAGGTGGGTGTTAATTTTGAAATTAATCTCCATCTGTTGTTTACAGCATCTTCAATATATTTTTTAAGATCATCATTTACATCAAAAGCAGATAAATCTGGGTCACCTGTTGGAAAGATGCCCAGATTTACTTCTAGCTTATGAAGCTCTCTGATAATGTTAAAACTAACATTACCAAAGCTCAAACTATTTAAGGGAGCTTCTAATATTAAGTTCATTAAAATGGAACATCGTCACCTTGAACATCTTTAGAGCCTCCGTCTCCGTCTCCCTCTCCCTCGGACTTTTTAGAACTCAAAAACTGAAGATCTTTTCCACGAACAAAGTATTTACTGAATTTTTTACCATCCTTTTCCCAAGATGACATGCAGAGTTCTCCATTCACAATAAACTCTCTACCTTTTGACAAGTATTTTTCAGCAATCTCTGCTGTCTTGTCCCAATATTCAACATCTACGAAACACTTAGTTTTTGCATTAGATGTGGAGATACCAGCTCTTAGGCTGACTACTTTTTTACCATTATTGGTGGTTCTTACTTCTGGGTCTTTAACCAGATATGCTGCGGCTGTAATAGAATTATACATAATTTGCTTCTTTTTTTACTTTGTTAATAAATTTGTTGTGAATATTGATACACCCTTGGATGCTTAAGTCAAGATTTTCTGCTATAGATCTCCAAGGGGTGAGTTTATTATTAGCCGATCCATAACGCATGTCAACTATTTTTTTAACTCTTTCGTCTTCTTCGCTTTCCAAACACTTTTCAAACACATCTAAAGCCTCTTCTTTGTTGATATCTCCTATAAAAGAATCACAACTAGGCTCTATGTAAGTATTCTCATCGTCGATAAAATATTCCCTATTTTTCTTCTTCTTGTTCAATGCGTTAAGACATTTCCACTTAGTTTGGTTGGCCAAATGAGTAGAAAATTTAGTATTCCTCGAAGGATCGTAGTTCAAAGCAGAATCGTAGATTGTCATTTCTTTATCCTCGACAATTAAATTTTTATCCAAGACACATTGAGGACTCGACATGAAATGGTTCACCATCGTGTGAAATATTCCAGAATGTCGATCTACCAGAGCTATAAGGCTTTCCTGATCGGCATTATCGTCTTGTATTTTAGAAATTAGTGTCAGATCGCTTTCCACTGAACCAATTCTATCATCTGTATTTCCTTTTTCCACAGAAATTAAAAAAATCTGATTATATTTTATAATATATTTATAAAACGTATACGATACAGTATAACGTTTACTTTACCTATAACGTAATAGGTAAGAATTACGTTTATCCCGTTTCACGGTTATTATACTTCTTCTTAATTGTTTGTCAACAAAAAAAATTTTTTACGAAATGTTGTATTTGAGCTTGCCTTCGATCAGGACTAAGTGTAAAATCTTGTAACCATGATTTTTGAAGAACAAGTATCGAGGAAGCCCGATCATTACCCTTGGGCGCAGGAGTTTATTGAGGCAATGCACAACGGTTTTTGGACCGATAAGGAATTCAGTTTTAGTAGTGATGTTCAAGATTTTAACGTGAATTTATCACCAGATGAAAAAGAAATGGTAATTAGAACCCTGTCTGCCATTGGTCAGATCGAAGTAGCTGTCAAAAAATTCTGGAGCAAACTCGGGGACAATTTACCACACCCGAGTTTAACCGACTTGGGATATGTTATGGCTAATATTGAAGTTATCCATAATAATGCTTATGAAAGACTGTTGAAGGTTTTGGGGTTAGAAGATATTTTTGAGAAAAACTTGGAGCTTGATTTTATTGAGGGGAGAGTTAAATATCTCCGTAAGTATAACCACAAATTTTACAAAGATTCAAAGAAACAGTATGTTTATTCTATCATTCTGTTTACCCTGTTTGTAGAAAATGTATCTTTGTTTAGTCAGTTTTACATCATCAATTGGTTCAACCGCTACCGCAATGTGTTGAAGGATACTGGCCAGCAAGTGAAATACACTCGTAATGAAGAGAATATTCACGCTCTTGCTGGTATTAAAATCATTAACACTATTCGCAGTGAGCATCCTGAACTTTTTGATGATGAGTTAGAAGAAAGAATTGCTAGTGAAGCTAAAGCTGCTTTTGTAGCAGAAAGCCAAATTGTTGATTGGATGATTAATGGCTTTAATGAGAAAGGATTGAATGCTGATATTCTTAAAGAGTTTATAAAAAATAGAATTAATGACTCTTTGGAAAAAATTGGTTTTCATTCGGCGTTTGATGTTGACACTTCATTGTTGGAAGATACAATGTGGTTCGAAGAAGAATTGATGGGCAATAATGCCACTGATTTTTTCCACTCAAGACCAGTGGAATATTCAAAAAATTCTCAAACATTTGACGCTGACGATCTTTTCTAATGAAAAAATATAAATGGCTTAACAAGGATGCCCGTGACTTCTTAAAAAGAGGTTATCTCCAAACTGGAGAAACTGCTGAAAAGAGAGGTGAAGATATTGCAATATCTGCTGAAAAATCTCTTAAGATAAAAGGTTTTGCGGATAAATTTGAGGATTACCTTTCTAGAGGTTTTTATTCTTTATCTAGTCCTATTTGGGCTAACTTTGGAAGAGAGAGGGGATTACCTATATCTTGTAATGGGGTGTATATTGAAGACCGCATGGATGCTATCCTTGACAAGCAAGCTGAAGTCGGTATGCAAACCAAACATGGGTCAGGAACATCAGCTTATTTTGGAGACTTAAGATCTAGGGGCGCAGATATTTCTGCTGGGGGAACATCCAGTGGTCCTATTCACTTCATGGAGCTTTTCGATAAAGTTACATCTGTTGTTTCTCAAAGTAATGTCCGAAGAGGATCTTTTGCTGCTTACCTACCGATAGACCATCCTGATATTTCTGAATTTCTTAGGATTAGATCAGAGGGTAACGCTATCCAAGAAATGTCATTTGCTGTCTGTATCACTGACGAGTGGATGAGGTCTATGATTGAAGGAGATAGGAAAAAACGTTCCACTTGGGCTAACGTAGTCAAAAAAAGATTCGAAACTGGTTACCCTTATATTTTCTTTACAGATACTGCAAACGTCAATGCTCCCAAACCTTACAAAGATAAAAAACTTAAAATTCACGCCTCTAATCTTTGTAGTGAAATATTCTTGCACTCATCTGAAGAGGAGTCTTTTGTTTGTTGTCTATCCTCACTAAACTTACTGAAGTGGGATGAAATTGTAGAGACTGATGCTGTAGAAACTTTAACTTACTTTTTAGATGCAGTTATGGAGGAGTATATCCAAAAAACCAAGGATATCCCCTTCATGAAAGCTTCTCACAATTTTGCAAAAAAACAAAGAGCTTTAGGATTGGGTGTTTTAGGTTGGCATTCTTATCTGCAATCAAAAATGATTTCTTTCGAAAGCATGGACGCTAAGTTTTTAAATTCTGAAATTCATAAAACTATTTCACAAAAATGCGACAAAGCTACAAAAGAATTAGCTGTTTTATTTGGGGAGCCAGAACATCTGGAGGGATATGGGCAAAGAAACATGACAACAATGGCTATAGCTCCTACGACCTCTAGTTCATTTATTTTAGGACAAGTTTCCCCTTCTATAGAACCCTTAAACAGTAACTATTTTACAAAGGATTTAGCTAAAGGTAAGTTCACATACAAGAACCCTTACCTAGAATCCTTGTTAGAAGAGAAGAAAAAGAACACCCAGACTACTTGGAAATCTATCCTTATCAAAGGAGGCTCTGTCCAGCATCTAGATTTTCTTTCAGATGAAGAGAAAGCTGTATTTAAAACTTTTGGAGAAATCTCTCAAAAAGAAGTTGTGATTCAAGCAGCCCAAAGACAAAAATTTATTGATCAAGGACAAAGCTTAAATGTTATGGTATCTCCAAAATGCCCACCGAAACAGGCTAGTGAATTGCTTATATTCGGTTGGGAACAGGGCGTAAAAAGCTTTTATTATCAAAGGAGTGCAAATCCTAGTCAAGAATTAGCAAGATCTATACTAAATTGCTCTTCTTGTGAGGGATAATATTCATTTTTAATATTTAAAAGTGTAA